TACAGCATTTTTAGGCGTAGTTGGCGGATCTAACACTGTTGATACAGTAACGTATCCTACAGTTAAAGTACGTGTGTTTATTACTGGCTTTAGCGATGAAGACGGTTACATTATCCGTCAAAAAGGCGCACACAAATATCTAGTAGGTGGCACCACTTCTCGCACAGCGTTAGTATCAGGTCTTGCATATCGTATTACTACTGTTGGTAATACAGCATGGAATAGCTACGGAGTTCAAGGCACGGCTGCAGTGGGAACTATTTTCACTGCAACAGCTGCACTTGGCAATACAGGTACCGGACGTGTAAATGCAGTTGGCATTTGTGTATTGTACAATAATGCTACTCCTACTGCTGGCAACATGAGTATTGCTTATGCAGCCAATAACGACAGTACTGAAGTTTATCTTAGTAAACTAACCAATAAGTTTTTGTTGAACTTCATCGGTGGGCAAACAGGCGGCGCAGCCAACACCGGCGAAGTATGGAATCAAACACAAGTATTGCAAGATACTCGTTACGCTACTAACTTCTTTACAGATGAAGATGCAACTGTGGTTAAATCTGGTACAACAGGCAGCGCAAACGTGTCTGGTCAGCAGAACTTAGTTGAATTGGCTCAGGTACAGAACTATAATTCGTAATTTGTTGTAACTCTAAAATCCCCCAGATAAGTACTGTGGGGATTTTTTTATGACTACAGCATTTGTACTAGGCAACGGCACCAGCCGTCAAACGATCAGCTTACCTGCCCTGCACAAGTTGGGTAAAATCTACGGATGTAATGCCCTTTATAGAGAATTTACCCCTGATGTATTAGTAGCCACAGACAAGCCCATTGCTGCTTGTATACAAGAGTCGGGCTATGCTAAAAATAATGAATTTTATACTCGTCGCCCAACAGAAGGCTTTGGCGCAAAACGATTACCCAGTGAGTATTATGGTTATAGTTCAGGTCCAAATGCACTGGGCCTGGCCGCAAGACACGGAAATGTCCACATATATATGCTGGGGTTTGATATGGGCCCCACAGAAAACAAACTGTTTAACAATGTTTATGCTGGCACTGAGTTTTATAAAACTCCAGCGCATCCACCGACATTTACCGGTAATTGGGTCAAACAAGTAATTTGTGTGTTGCGAGATTACCCACAAGCACAGTTTATTCGGGTAGTAGGACCAACCACTGCTCAAATACCCGAACTAGAAACCGTGAAAAATCTCACACACGTGGAATTGCGCACCTTTGCAGACCGCATAAATAATCAAAAGGATCTATAGATGGCCACAGTAAAAACAACCAGCAGTGATTATACCGTATCAGTTGGTCCGTACATCGGCAATGAATGGACAGGTACTATGACGGTCGACGGAAACTTGGCAATAACTGGTATTACTACCACAGGTGTGTATACCTCTACTGCAATTAATTTAATCACAGGTACAGTTGGTCAAATTGTAGCGGTTAGTGATAGTCCAACGTCGGCGGGCAGATTGGCATTTTGGGACACAACAAACAGTCGCTGGAGTTACATAAGCGACAACTCAGCAGTCTAATTTAATAATTGATTCGACTGTTTTAATCTTATTTTGTACAGCATCAAAGTTTATAGTTGCCCATAATCCTGGATGCATGGGCTTTGGCCAAGTACCAGACGCAATCCACGCATACCCAAGGTGCTCGTCGTTTAGCACAGGAGTAAATTCCGAACCCACACTACAGAAAAAGGTATGGTATGCAAAACCTTGATCCACTGTGGTAAATTTTTCCAACGGTACTAATTTTAAATAATCCGGCATACTTCCTAATTCCTCTTGGCATTCACGGATCATGGCCGCCATGAGAGTTTCGTTGCCTTCAACTCGACCCCCTGGTAATCCCCACGCACCCGGGTGCTTTGGATCATTTCTCATGAGATACAAATATCGTTGAGTATTAATTGAATAGAACCAAATTCCAACAGCCGAGAGTGCCATAAATTATGCCTTTAAGATAAATACTATTATGACTATTTATTTGTATGTAAAAACCCATAAAAAAACAGGATTAAAATATCTTGGAATAACTGCAAAAACCGACCCTCACAAATATAAGGGCTCTGGAAAAATGTGGAAAAAACATTTAACTGAATACGGATCCAATTATACAACAGATATTTTGTTTGAAAGTAGTTCTATAGAAGAAATTAAACAAAAAGGCAAATACTATAGTAAGTTGTGGAATATTGTTAAAGACACGCAATGGGCAAATTTAAAAGTAGAATCAGGAGAGGGAGGGTGGACACCTGCACCCGGTAAAGCATCATGGAATAAAGGTATTCCGATGACAGAGGAACAAAAAAAGAAGATTAGCAACACTAAGAAAGGTAGATTTTCTGGTTGCAATAATCCTTTTTATGGCAAGCACCATACATCTGAGGTAAAAGAATTTCTTAGTAATGTAAATACTGGCAGAGTTTTTGACCCAACTGTAGTTGAAGCAAGAAATAAAAAACAAAAAGGAGTAGCAAAACCGTCGGTATCAGAGAAACTTACAGGAAAACCTAAATCAGAAGAACACAAGGAAAAAATGCGCCAGGCGTGGATACAACGACGCCACGCATTATAATACCAAACTCCACCCGCCACCTGGATATAGCCCCTGGTAGCTCTTAACCCACTTTGTGCCAGTCCATCGATATTGTAACTCTGTGGTAATATTTGTAATATATTGCAGATTATCTGGACTCGACGTAGAATCAAATGTAATAACCCAACTGGTGCCGTCATATTCCACAATGTCATTGGCCTGTGCAACCAATGGCTGTCCGTCTATCCCCTTCCACGCATCTGGATTTGACGACCCGGGATTATTATACGACCCGGTAGCCTGTGTAAACAGATACCGTTGTCCGGTAGTGGCCACCGGCAGGCCATATCCTGGAGCACTAACCAATGGATCAATCACGGCTGTAATTGGTGACAATGTATTAGGCGGAACTGTGCCGGCATTTACAGTAAACAGTAAAAATCTATCATCAGTTGGATCGTACGCCACAGTACCAGTCACGTCGGTACCATCTGGTTGTTCCAAGGTTACATAACTGATTCCAGGTCGCAACGTACCATATAAGTCGATTATACCGTGCCACAGTAGTGTACTATCCGGGCTATCGGCCGGAGTCAAGCTGGCATTGGGTTCGTCAATGACTTGTTGTTGACGCAATGCTTGAAGTTTATTATCAATTAAGAGTATTTGATATCCATATGGTGTAAACCTCTGCCGAGTGCCTAACAACAAATCACTGTTGGTTATAGAATTAATCAAGTCGCCTTGCGCATCATATACGCTGGCAATAATGCGTTCAACAACACCCAATTTTTTAACCTTGGCTGGCGGAGTAATCCACATAGGTAACGTAAATGTTAGTGTAGCAATGTCAATAGAAGTGTCTGCACCCATTGGAATAGATCTACTAGTCCAGCGACTGTCTTTAAGATATAGAGCAGTTAAACTGGTCCAGTCAATGTAGTTGTCGGTACTTTGTATTTCCAAACTAGGATTAAACAAAGTTAAAATTTGCTCCAACAACTGCATTTTTTGATTAGTATTGGATGTCCAAATATCTAAATTTATAGTCAACTCGTATGGTACCGGCATTGCACGTTCGATAGTAAATGCATTGCCTTGTGTGGTTTCGTATGTATCGGTAGCAGTATCATAGGTGCGTTGACGAACTGCAATATTGTTTACAAAATAGGGTTCTTGTATTCTTGGTCGATCATATTTTAAATCTGTAATGTAAAATGACATCATTGGAGTCGATGGCATATCATTGGCCGAATTGTTTTGTAATATAGTCTGCGCTTGACGACTAGCATCACCATAGCGTACAGGCACACGAACTAGGGTATCCACTGTAGATCCTGGCCCTTGGCCGGCTTCGTTGGCGCCATACTCAACATCAAAGTTTGAAAATATTCTGGCAAATTGTAATAAAAACCTTCTAATCTGACCATCAAAAAAGTATTGGCTCATTATCGTCCTGGGGGTCTTGGGTTAGGTGGTAAATTGCCACCTTGGTCACCGTTGTCGGGTGTAATTTCTAATATTTGACTGAGGCTCTGGCGACTTGGAATATTGCCAACATCGGTAGTAGGCACAGTGTACGGATTATTTACAAAGCCAGCTCGTTGGGTAAGAGCCCCACTGGCATAATCAAGATCGGTGCGGACATTATCGCTAATAGCCAACCATGCACGACCGCTATAGCGGAACAAACGGTTAGGGAAATAATCTAGGCGTAAACAATAATCACCCACTGTCGGCATTGGTGGAAAAGCCACACCAGGAGTAACCGGCAGCCCGTTTGGAGCATGAGTATCACCAGTTAGGTAACCACGCACATAGCCAAATCCTTGGGGACTAATGGCATCACCAGGCTGCAGGCCGTCGGAGGTCGGGCTAGTCATGTCAGTGGTTAATCCAGCACTGCCCGGCTCACCATTAGGGCCAGTAGGCAAAATATAAAATTTAACATTGTCGTATCCACTAAGCGGAACATCCTGGTAGGCTTGAGTTAACAGTGCATCATTGATTGCCAAATCCTTTGGCCGCGTACTTTGTTTGTCACCGACTGTGGCTGGGGTAGTTACCGGAGTCCAGTATTCAGTATCAGTAATATCTGTTCCGGGCGGAACATTTTTGTTGGCAGTATAGTATGTGCCACCGTTGTTGACCGTTTCGCCTCCAGGATAAAAATTACCCGGATCCCAAATATTTTCCGGCATAAACGGTTGATTAATAATCTGACTGTACTCTTGAGCATTGACCATTGGAGTGGCCTTGACTCGCCACACATGTGGTTGCCAGGTTACGCTAAATCCTTCTGAAGCAAAGTTGCCATCCTGGATTACATAGTATCTAGGCAGAGCCTTGACTAAGGCAGTATCCAAGGGATTATAATCTTTTAAGTTTGGCACCTCAATAACATCACCAACCATGAGCTTGCGCCCAAAGGTGTCGATCATGGTATTATAATGAAAGGTAAGAAACAGTGTATCGTTGTTTAAAAACAAGCCAAATTGTGTTAGATCAAAATCGATATCTTGTGTACGATAAACGCCACGCATGACATATACATCCGGAGCATACACGCGATCACGATTTTCCAACAATAATAAATCTTCAATAAACAACGGATTGGTACTATTATAATTTGGAATAGTAGCATCATTATTTCCGTTGTCAGTGCCGGCTCCTTGCGGACCCAGGTACTTATGTACGTAGATGTCAAGACCGCCAACAGTATATTGTTCGGAAATTGTACGGTCTAAAAATTGGTAATCATTCGTCCTATTGGGACGCCACATCGATAATCTTGGCATAGTTTAGTATTTAGCGGTTAGATTGACTTGTAATTCAAAAGCTCGTATAATTACATAATGGACTCGCTCTTTCAACGACTAGATTCTGCAGAAAAACACATTGCTACAGTTAAAAACAAGGCGGCTCGCCGTGATCTACTTAAAATGGTACGAGCCGTGGACCAAGCCATTGTGGCCGCTGATATGGAAAGTGTAGAATGCCGCAGAATGCACAAAGAGTCCATTCGTTACCGCGAGCTGGTAAAAAAAGTAGCAGATTTACTAACCAATTTAGAACAGCATATCACCTTTGCAAATCTTCTCGGTTGACCTTTGACAATCATTCATATACAATACATATTATGGCAAAAAACGAAATTGTAATTAAAAGATTAAACCCCAAGGGTGCAGAAACCAAGTATGTGGGCTTTGAACCCGAATGGAAATTCCAACCCTCTGAGGAAACCCGTAACTCATCCTTTGCTAATGCGTTCCAGTGGTACGGATATCATTACGGTAAAAAAGACGCCAAGGACATGCTGTGCCAGTATTTAGAACACAACCATCGAGCCAAGGATGCTAAACTTCTGCGTGGAATCCCAGACAGCCAAATTCGCTTAACACCGGCCTGGGTATGTCGTATGACCTTAATAGGTCTGATACTTACAGAACACGAGCAATGTATTATCGATGATCAAATTAGCGCAATGCTTAGATCAAAACAAGAAATCAAAAAAGCAGAAGCAACCGTTGGGGAAGTAGCACAACAAAAACTAACAATTCAAGATCACCTGCGTGAGAAAATATCCGAGTGCTGTGGCGAACTAGAAGGCATGTTTGATGACTTTGTAGTCGCTGGTGCAAAAATGTCCGCAGACTTCAAACCCATTGCTCTAATGCGTGGGTTGAATATTAGTCCTAACATGGTTGGCACTGTATCAGCGGTATGGGAATTACGCCTAGCAGAATTTAACGAAGTATTAGAAGGCACCGACGCCGACCTAGTTGAGGGCTACAGTCATCTTACAAAATTACAATTAAAGAATTGTGTTAAATTCTGCGAAACAGTAATCAATGATTGCAATAGTTATGTACAGCTCAAGAAAGTCGAACGAAAGCCCAGAGCAAAGAAAGCAGTGAGCCCTGAAAAACTCACAAGAAAATTTAAGTTTATGAAAGAGTTTGATGAGCTTAAACTTAAATCTGAGTTAGTTACAAAACTGGTAGGTGCCAGCGAAGCTTGGTTGTACGATACCGCCAAACGCAAACTTATCCATGTCATGGCCGACAGCCATATTGGAACTTTTACAGTCAAGGGCAGTGCTATTATTGGATTTGATACCCTAGCAACTGTGCAAAAAACCCTACGCAAGCCCGCAGAACAAATTAAAGCAGTAGTCGGCGGAGGCAAACCAGCGGCCCGTAAAGCATTTGCAGATATCAAAGCAACAGAAACCAAGTTTAACGGTCGAGGGAACGATAATCTAATCATACTCTGGGCGTGGTAACTAAGTATTTAGATGCTTACCATTCCTACTAAAGTAGATTTTTATATAACCAATATTTGCAATTTAACCTGCCAAAACTGTAATAGATTTAATAATTTTAATTTTAAAGGTTGGCAGGATTGGAAAGAATACGAACACATATACGAGCAATGGGGAAAGATTGTTGGGCTTAGAGCTATTACAATCATGGGCGGCGAGCCGTTTCTTAACCCTACCCTTAAGGATTGGATAGCTGGATTAAATCGTATATTTGGCATCGAGGTGCAAGTACTAACTAACGGAACTCGATTCCTGCAAACTCCTGGTGTGTACGAGAGCATGCTCTGGCAAAAACCAGGCAGTAAAATGCACAATCACATCGGGGTTAGTTTGCATACACCCGAGGATTTTGAACAAATTCGATCTGATATCCATGAATTTTTGCAAGGGGATATTAAAGAATACAGCAAAGATGAAAATCCCTGGGGCGCAGATTGGCAATTTCAAGACAGCAACGGAGTGATGATTAATGTCTACACAGTAGACCATTTTTTCAGTTCGGCAATAGTTCCTACCAAAATTGGGTATACCTTGAATAATAATGATCCAGTTCAAGCTCACAATAATTGTGCATTTGTGAAATGGAAAAGTTATCATTTTATTCGCGGCAAATTTTATAAGTGTGGTCCAGTTGCGTTATTGCCTGAGTTTGACACCCAACACCATTTTGACATATCAGACAACGACAGAGAAATCCTGCACTCGTATCGCCCGTTAACTGTGGATAATTTTAGCGAATATCATGAAGAATTTTTTGCTAATTTAGATAATCCTATTGCACAATGTAAGTTTTGCTCAACAAATACTAATAAAGAAAAAATCTATCCTGTACGCAAAGGTTCCAAATCTAGCTAAATACTGGATCAAGGAAACCCAATGGCACAAGCAGAATCCACCTTAGACACACTAAAACAAAATCTCATTGATTATGTACGCTTGCAATTGGGCGATCAAATTATTGACATTGAGCTAGACGCAGCGCACTACGAGTCGGCCTATCAACGTACCCTAGGTGTATACCGTCAACGGGCACAGAATGCCTACGAAGAAAGTTACACCTTTTTGGAACTGGTTGCCAACGTCAATATCTACGATATGCCACAAGAAGTAATTACCGTTCGCCAGATTTTCCGCAGAAGCTTTGGTGATTCAACCGGCCCATTTGCGTCAAATTTTGATCCGTTTAGCCAAGCAAGCATGAATGTGTACCTAATGAATTTTAATGTAGCAGGCGGTCTTGCTACCTATGACTTTTACAGCCAGTATGTAGAATTAGCCGGTCGTATGTTTGGCGCCTATATGAACTATACGTTTAATCCGGTGACCAAAAAATTACAACTAATTCGAGATCCAAAAGGCACCGGCGAAAGTGTATTAATGTGGACCTACAACTTGAAACCTGAAATCAATCTGCTGAGTGATTTCCAAATTCAACAATGGATTCGTGACTTTATGGTAGCCAATTGCAAAATGATCATCGGCGAAGCCCGTGAAAAATTCTCAACAATTGCAGGTCCACAGGGAGGCGGCACCTTAAACGGCGCAGCCATGAAAGCCGAAGCACAAGCAAGTATGGACAAATGTATTGAAGATCTACGCAACTATGTAGATGGCAGTCAGCCGCCCTCATTTGTAATTGGATAATTGGCTAAGAATATATAACGTACATAATAGGATAATGATAAATAATAGTATGAAAGACATACTATTAAAAATTATTCAAACTGACACAAGCTATAACAAATCAGCCACACGCTATCTATATAAAACTCATCCAGAGCTTTGGCCCCAGGTAGTAGAAAAAACAGCATTCCTTCCCGACACTGCATTAGCAAAACAACGAGTATGGCACATTATAAATGAAGTATGGTCTATTCCTCTCTGCCCTATAGAAAACATTCCAGTTAAGTGGTGGGAAAATCGATATCTTACTACTTCAAGCAGAACAGCAAAGCAAAAGTATAAATGGCAAAATGGTGATTATGCCAATATACATACTCCAGAAATAAACGAAACAAGAGCTAACAGTAACAGAGGTAAAACTATAATGTCTGGGACAAGAAAAGCACCAAACATATCCGAAGAAACTATTAAACAACGTATTAAAAATATTAAGAAAACCTGTTTAGAAAAATATGGTGTAGAAAACGGTAGCCAAACAAAAGAAGCAAGAGAAAAGATTTATCAAGCAACTGTTAAACGTGGATGTACCCCTAGAGAAGAAAGATCTTTCCGCCGCCTATACTATGATGCAGTATGGAAAATAACAGAAGACAGCTGGAAGAATCATTTTGATTCAATAAACCCTACCCGATTAAATCGCACCTATAACGCACTTGATCATATCTATTCTATACAGCAAGGATTTCGAGATCGTATACCGCCATACATCATTGGGCATTATACTAATCTCAGGGTTATTACGTTAAGTGCAAACGGAATTAAAGGTATGCGATGCGATAAAACCAAAGAAGAGCTTTTTGAAGATGTTGATCTTGCATTTTAAGTAATACCATGCTATACTCTTAGTATGAGCTCATTGATGATTGATATTGAAACTATTGGAGTAGCACCCGGCGCTACTATTTTAACCATTGCGGCACAATCATTTGACCCGTTTGGAACAGGGTATTATAATCAACAATATTATGCTCGTATAACATTAGAGTCGCAAGAAAATCGAACAATAGACCAATCTACTATAGATTGGTGGGCAACCCAGCCCAAAGCCCAAGCAGAAGCCTTTATGGAAGAAGGACGCATTGATTTAGAGCAAGCACTTGATAGTCTGGGTAAACTTATATGGCATAGTAATTTGATATGGTGTCAAGGCCCAACATTTGATTGTACAATTCTTGAACACGCCTACAAGAGTTATAATAAACCAATTCCATGGCAATATTACAAAGTCCGTGACAGCAGAACTGTGTTTAGCTTATATCCAGGCTTACCTAAACCAGCTACCAGCCACCACGCACTTGAAGATTGCCGCAGGCAAATAGACATGTTACAACTTACCCTTAGACACTTAAATGTAAAGGCCTTGTCATGATTGTTGGCATCTC